GTTTTATATTGTGCATCTTTAGGTGGTCAATATCAAAGGTATCATTCGCAGAGGCTCAAAGCCAAGAGGACAGGATACGTTAAAGGGTTTCCAGATCTATTCATCTATGAAGCAAGAAACGGATTTAATGGTTTAGCAATAGAGCTTAAAGTAAAAGGCAACTATGCAAGTCCATCTCAAAAGGCATGGATTGTAAACCTAAACAATAGAGGTTACCTTGCTAAAGTTTGTACAGGCTTTGACGATGCAAAAGAAACGATTGATAACTATTTTAAAGAACACTAATTATGATAGAAAACGTCATAATAATTGCAACAACTGCAATAGCATTAACAGTAATTGTAGAATCATTTAACAAAAAGTAATGAACAAAGACGAAAAGAAACGCAACGAAGAGATTGCAAAAGAAACATGGGATTCTTGGATTGGCGATTTAGAAGATAAAGAACAACCTGAAACATGCTCAATAGATGATGAAGATTGTGAAGCCTGTGGCTCATGAGTAGTATAGAAAACAAAGTGTGCATTAAGATACTTAATAGAGCTGAAGTCGGCAAAAAAAAGTATGGCACAACTATGGATAGAAAAGACTTGACAGAGTTGGAATGGCTAAAGCATGCACAGGAGGAGGCAATGGATTTAGCAGTCTATTTAGAGAAGTTAATACAACTGAAGTTAATAAAATGAACGTATTAAATAAATTGTTTATATTTGTAATTCCTAACAATAATTGTCTTGTCATCAGTTGTTTTGTGTGGAGTTGTTAGGTAACACTAGCAGCTCCATTTTTTTATTTAAAAAGTTATGAGAGGAATAATCAATCAAGTAATACTCAAAGGAATCAAAGCAAACGATTCACAACGGAAGATAAAGCAAACACTAAAGAAGCTGCACAACATTACTATTGCATCTGAAGTGTTTAAAACTAGGTACAATGCCATTAAATCAAGAATTAGCCAAGTATTACCAAAAGTTACTAAAGCTAGCAGAAAAGATAACAAAAGGAAATAAGGTTGATGCACAAGATCTGGTGCAAGACTTATATGTTATCATTTTAGAGTACGACCAAGAGAAAATTAAAAAGATAGTCGAGAACGGACATCTTGTATTTTGGTCTGCAAGAGTTTTGATGAATCAGTATGTTAGGACAAACTCAGCATTTAAAACAAAATACTACACTAAACTAAGAACGGAGAACTACGATGTTAAGAACTTCCAATACTTTGATGGTATTGAGGAGTTAGTAGAGTTCGAGAACAAGTTGCAGTTTGTTAAGGATAAGATGAACAACCTGCATGAGTACGACAAGCTCCTGTTTGAGATTTACTTTAGTTCTGGCAAGAGCATACGCAAATTAGCAAAGGATACCGGCATAAGTACAACATCTATATACACTACATTAAAGAACGTAAAACAATACCTGAAAGATGAAGTTGAGAGCGAGTACAAAGAATTTGAACGATAGACTTGCCATTTGTAATAAGTGCAAGCATTTTAGAAAGTCAGTAAACCAATGCAAGAAGTGTGGTTGCTTTATGCAGATAAAAGCAAGGATAGCATTCACTAAATGCCCAATTGATAAATGGGATAGAGAGACTGATATAACTAAAGACCAACTCTCAATACTTAAAAGAGTGTTTGAGGAGATAGAGGGCGATAGAGTAACGCATGACCAAAACAGGAACTTGACCAACATATACAATGACATCTTTGGAATGAATAAGAAAGTAACAGGTTGTGCAAGTTGTGTAAAGCAAACAGTTGAGGATTTAAAAGCAGTATATGAAGCCTATAAAGATTGAGAGCAGAAAGTTATTTACTTTAGAGTTTGCTGAGTATAACCCTAGAACAATATCTAAAAAGCAGTTTAAAGATTTAAAAAAGTCAATAACTGAGTTCGGTATTGTTGCACCTATTGTAGTAAACATACACAAGGACAGAGAGAACGTAATTGTTGGAGGGCATCAAAGAGTAAGAGCTTTGCAAGATTTAGGTCATGAGAGCGTTCTTTGTGCATTGGTTGATTTGCCATTGCAGGAGGAGATGAAACTCAACTTAAGGCTAAACAAGAACGGAGGTAAGTTTGACGATGACATGCTTATTAATTACTTTGATGAAGAGGTGTTGTTTGAGGTTGGATTTACTGCAAACGATTTAGATATAAACATAGACAAATACGAGGACAATCAATTACAGGAAGCTACTAAAGATGTATGCGAATGTTGTGGAGCTAAGATATGAAATGTACAAATTGCGAAAATAACCTATGTATAGGTGGGGAACATACATTTGAAGAGCATGGCTTTGATGGTGTTGGAATTGTTGTAAACGCAACTTGTGAAAATGAAGATTGCGAAGTTTCTAGTTTATTAATTAATATTGAAACTAAATAATGACGAAACACTTAAAAATATACTTGGAATACTTTGGGTTTGATTTAACTGATTACATTCAATGTGAGGTATGCTTTTCTCCTGCTGATGACATTCATCACATAGATGCTCGAGGTATGGGAGGAAGCAAGACAAAAGACTACATTGAGAACTTGCAAGCAGTATGCAGACCATGCCATATAAGGTACGGAGATAAGACAAAATACAAAGAACAATTAAAGGAGATACACCTTAATTACATGAAACGATATGGAACAAAATAGAACAAAAGAAGCTAAAAAGCGAATGCTCAAAGCGTTAAGCAGTTCACTAGGAATTGTTACTACTGCATTGAAATCTGCTGACGTTGGAAGAGTAACATATTACAGGTGGCTGAAAGAAGATGAGGAGTTCGCAAATCAAGTAAAAGAGGTTGAGTCAATAGAGCATGATTTTATAAGGTCTAAATATTACGAGTGCATCAAAGACAAAGTACCTAGCGTTGTAATACATGCAGCAAAAACTCAGTTAGGTTTAAATGAGAGGCAGCTTATTGATGTAACTACACAAGGCGAGAAGATTAACAAAATAGAGATAGAGATTGTCAAGTCTAAAGATAAAGACGAGTAACGTATTTGAGCGTAATTACAATGCACCTACAAAAATTGTAGTGAATCAAGGTGGGACAAGATCTGGAAAGACTTACTCTCTTTGTCAGCTTCTTATTGTCAAAGCATTCGAGAATACAGGCAAGAGATTTAGCATTGTAAGAAAGTCATTGCCTAGTCTTAAGCTCTCAGTCATGAAAGACTTTTTTGAGATACTGAGCAACTTAGATTTATACAACGAAGCACATCACAACAAGTCTGACCATACCTATACTTTAAATGGTAACACATTTGAGTTTATATCTCTTGACCAACCACAAAAGAAAAGAGGTACAAAAAGAAACTTCCTGTTTTGCAATGAAGCAAACGAACTTACATGGGAGGATTTTTTCCAACTAATCATTAGAACTGAGGAGAAGATTTACATCGATTACAATCCCTCAGATACACATCATTGGATATATGATAAGGTACTAAGCAGAGATGACTGTACGTTCATTAAATCAACGTATTTAGACAATCCTTTTTTAGCTGATGAATTAGTTAACGAGATTGAAAGGCTAAAGCATACCGATGAAGAATATTGGAAAATATACGGATTGGGTGAGCGAGGGTTTAGTAAGTCGATTATATTTAACAAGGTGCAAATTGTTGGAACGATTCCAGAAGATGCTAAAGAGATTGCAATAGGTTTAGATTTTGGTTATACGAATGACCCTACTGCATTGATAGAAGTTTACGAGTACGAGGGTGCTTTAATATTTAACGAGCTGATATATGAACGAGGTCTTACTAACCAAGACATTGCTAAGTCTTTACACAATTTCGGGATTGATAGAAGAAGAGCTATTTACGGAGATTCTGCTGAGCCTAAATCAATCGAGGAAATATATAGACTAGGGTTCAATATAAAGCCTGCATCTAAAGGTAAGGACAGTATTAATATAGGAATTGATTTGCTTAAGCGTTACGAACTTAAAGTAACAAGCAAGAGTACAAACCTAATCAATGAGTTTAATAGCTACAAATGGCAGGAGGATAAGAACGGTTACCTACTGAACAAACCGATTGACAATTACAACCATGCTATTGATGCAATTAGGTACGCAGTTATCATGACAAAGTCAAGACCAAACATCGGTCGATATTCCATTAAGTAAACACAATACACATTTTTTATACAATAACAACTTAAACCTATTTAATAGTATGAAAGTTATAATTCCTCAAGACTTAAACGAGATTACTCTCAAGCAGATGATAAAACTAGCTGATATTGAAAAGCTAGAGATTGACGAAGTAGAGAAAGCTAAAGAAGTTATCAAGCTCTTGGTCGATAAGGTAGACGATTCTAATATTAATAGAATTAAGGTGCTTGATTTATTAGCCATGTACAAGAAACTTTGTGCAATGACTAATACCGAAACATCACTAATTAAATTGGTAAGCATAGAGGGTGTTAAATATGGCTTCAATCCTGATATTCAGAATATATCAACAGGCGAGTTCATGGATATTGACATGCTTTGCAAAGACTTAGATAAAAACTTGCACATGATTATGGCAATCCTTTACAGGAAAGTTACAACTGAGGGCGAGGGTAGATACTTGATTGAGGAGTACGATGCAAATATAGATGAGAGAGCAAACCTATTCTTAAATAAGATGCCTGCATCAGTTGCACAAAGCTGCTTGGTTTTTTTTTATCGTTTAGGGAAAGGTTATTTGAGCGACACAATGGTGTCTTTACAGGAGGAGGAGAAAGCGAGTCAAGTGCAAACTTTGGAAAGCGATGGGGTTGGTACTCTGTCTTAATGATGTTGTGCAACGATGACATTTTAAAGATGGAAGCAGTAACAAAGCTCAACATAAACGAAACACTAACATACATCTCCTACATTAAAGAAAGGAACAAAGTAAACAAGAAGAAATGAAAAGCTACATTGATATAGTAAATACGTTTAAGAAGATATGCGAGCAGCATCAACAAGTTAAAACCTTTACAACAGGAGATATATTTGAGGCTGACTTAGAAACTCAAGACGTATTCACAAAGGTGCATTTAATCGAAACAAGTGCATCAATCAACAAGACTACATTCACGTTTACTTTTGATTTGCTTGTTATGGATCTGGTCGATGCTGATGGTTCAGACCAAGATTTTGCTTTAAATAGAACATTCTTAATATTAGCAGATATATATCGAGAATTTAGAACAGGAAGCTACTCAAGTGCATCAGCAGTAACGCAAAGCATTACGATGCCTGAGAGCTTGTCTTGTGAACCATTTACAGATAGGTTTGAGAACTTACTAAGTGGTTGGAAAGGTACATTTAACATAACTGTGCAAGCACAAAACTCTGCTTGTGATACACCGATGAACCGATAGATGGAATTTAAAGGTGAGAATCTAACAAAGGCATTAAAGAAGTTTGGTCAAAAGACTATACAAGATGCAGGCAGAAACTTGATAAATGGCAAGAAAGGTTATGATACAGGTAAGCTCTTTAAGTCTATTGATTACGATGTTGCAGTTACATTAAATGCATTCTCTCTTAAATTCAATTACGAAGATTATGGAGAGCAGATTGATAAGGGTAGAGGTAAATCAAACACTTCTCAAGGTGGGGTTGTTTATCAAAACATATTAGAATGGGTTAAGCGTAAAAAGTTAAGACCAAGAAATAGCAGAGGACAGTTTGAAGCATGGAAGAATAAGACGCAACAACAAAGAGCGATTGCTTATTTAGTTGCAAGAAAGATTAACAGGTTTGGATATGAGGGTAACGGATTTTTTACAAGAGCATTCCAGAAGAACTATAAAAAGATTCCTAAAGAAATTAAAAGGGCATACGCATTAGACTTTGATAAGTTTATAAAATTTACATTAGACGAAATACAAACAAATGGCAACAACAGCAACTAGAAGCAATTATTGGATAGTAACAACCACAAGTAATACATCTCCTGTATTTAATTTTAGATACATTGTAGAGGTTGTAATTGGTGGAGTTGTTAAGGCAACATTGAAACAACCAAAGAACAATGCAGGTGCAGCTCATTTTAATATTGAGCGAATTGTAAAGAACTACACAGATGTAACGAATAAGCATGCTAACACTATCACAGGTGCAGTAGATTACAATTCTATACATTTGATGCCTAGAAATATTCCAAACCCATCAGCAGGCTCTAATGTTGATTATGCAATTAGTAAGAATACAGATACTTTACGTTTAGTTACATTAAGATTTTATGAAGAGTATGCAAGCTCTGAGGGTGGAACGATTAGCAGAGTTGACCAAAACATTGATGTAACTTATGCGTTAATCAATTACGCAAATGAGTGGGAAGACCAAATGAACTTTAAATTTGAGTTGTATGCTCCTAAATCTACAACTCCATATGAAAAGTTTTTAAGCAAAATTCCATACGTAACAACACAACCAAACGATACAAGTGGAATGATTGCACATCTTACAGGTGCAGGAGATTACAGAACACTATCATGGTTAAATGAGCAAACAACTTATTTTACAACAAGTGCAATTGGTTTTGAATACAAATTTTATAGTGAAACTCCAAACGCAGATTTAAGTAACTATACAGGACAAATATACATACCAAATACTCCAACTTATGGAGGTGTAGTTCCAATTAATGCAACAGGCAATGAAGATGAAATGCTTTTATTTATTGCAGCAGGTTATGAGAATGTAGCTAAAATGAAATATGTTGATTTAGGAGGTTACCAAATGCAAACAACTGATAAGTATTATACTATTAGTGTAGGTAACGAAACAAGGTCAACATTTGACGCAACATCAAGAGCAGCATCAACTGCTAAAATAGGAGATAAAGTTTATATCGAAGCAGCAGGAGATACGAATTGGATTGCAATGGGTGCAGTTAATAATAATGTTGGAACAATATTTATCGTTGATGCAGTTGGTTCAGGTACAGGTACTTTTTATAGAATTATAAGTCCAGAAAGTAGCCAATATATAAGACCATTACTATTTGAGATTTCTCAATGTTCAAAATATCCATCTCAATCAGTAGCTTGGAAGAATAAATTTGGGACATGGGATTATCACTATTTCAATAACAACTCAGATGAGAGCATCTCGATGACTAGGTCAATCGAATATGAACGGAATGCAGGCTCATGGAATGCTGCAACATT